CTCTCCTTGCTAATGTATGCATTTTCTCAAAGCTTTGTACTGCAAGCCATCCAGTTTTATAAACTAATGCCGGTAAGGTCAGTCTAAAATTTTTTTTTTAGAAAAGCCAAGAATCTTTCTAAATCGGGAGTGGTGCTACCACCATTCCCGATTTTCCTTATATTATATAGCCAACTCAATCCTGGGCGATTTAAGGCATATCAAATTGATTTTATGATATAAAGTATACCATTGTATCTCTTAATCATTAAATTTGCAATATAACCCTTTGGTGGCAATAATGAGGCCTCACCTCCTCATAAGAAAATAAGAACATATGCCTATAATCATAAATTAACAAAATAAACCTAATTACCACCAAAGGGTTATCATTTTATTATTATGAGTTTATGAGTTTATGAGTTTATGAGTTTAGAATATTCACAATATTCAATTTAGAAGCCGTGCTTACTATTAAGCAATACAAGTCAAGGCTACTTTATAAGCCATATATTGTAGGGATTATAAATATTCAATTTCGAAGCCGTGCTTAATATTAAGCAATACAAGCCAAGGTTACTCTATAAGCCTTATAAATCAAGACTAAAATAGGCGACTTGTAAGCCTTGATTTATAAGGGATGGACTTTTTTGTGAATATTTTGAATATTTTAAAAATTAGGATCCTTATATTACAAGGCTTACAAGAAATATTCAAATATTCAGTCCGTCCGTCCATGCTATAGTATTTTCTTTATACATTTTTAATATTATAATCTTATAGTCTTATAATCTTATAATCTTATAATATTATATAAGATTATAAAGATACTATAGAGACGGACGGACGGACTGAATATTTGAATATTCTTTGTAACCCTTATATTACAAGGATCCTAATTTTTAAAATATTCAAAATATTCACAAAAAAGTCCGTCCCTTATAAATCAAGGCTTACAAGCCAACTATTTTAACCTTGATTTATAAGGCTTATAGAATATTAGTAACTTGTATTGCTTAAGATTAAGCGCGGCTTCGAAATTGAATATTTATAATCCTTATATTATAAGGTTTATAAAGTAGCCTTGACTTGTATTGCTTAAGATTAAACGCGGCTTCGAAATTGAATATTCTAAACTCATAAACCTGATTAGTTAAATTAAAACACTTTGGTGGCAATTAAGAATATTCTTATCTTATCTTATCTTATCCTATGTAATCTTATCTTATCTTATCTTATGTAATCTTATCTTATCTTATCTTATCTTATGTAATCTTATTTTGGGAGGAACGGTGTGGTCTATGTAAACTTTGATTGCCAATAAAGTGATATTATGGCCACCAAAGGGGTTTAAATCAATTTTAAGGCGTATCAATAAGATAATTGGTATATTTTGTCATTCTGCTATTTTGTTAGGAATTTATAGTATAGTAGATAACCACGACGCCTTAATGATAATAGTTATTATTCTTAATAAGGCGTCTTGGGTATATAATACATATTGTAATATTATAAAGCCTTTATTTTATTGAGTTACAAGGAAAAAATGAAAAATCTGATAGCCTACAATCCGCTTAAAATATAGGTTTATAAAAATTTTATAAGGGATTGCGAGGATGCATTAAGCCAATATAATATTTTTTAGCATTATATATATTTGATATATATACACTTATGCAAATAGTCTACTAAATCTTTTTCAGCCATATTTCCTAAAAACAGATCAAAGCCTACTGCCATAAGGCTTATAGAGTTTTGAAGCATAAAAATTGACCACTATAATATAGGGGATCATGTTAATAAATGATGATGGAGATATAAGAATAAAAAATATTCATAAAGTAAAATGGAAATAAATATTATTTTTGAAAAAATATCAACTAATGATTTGAATAATATAATAAATATTTTAGTTCAAGATTTTAAAAAATCAGATATAAATATTATTTATACAAAAAATAAACTAGACCTAATAATCTCGGGTATTATTGATTTAAGAAATTTTTTATCTCATATATATTATGTTTTTAAATTATTTTCTAATGAAATTATAAGAATTAAAATATTAAAAGATGGGGAAAATCTATATTTTTTTAGAGAAAATTTAACATATTTAAAGGAAAAAAATATATGAATACACTACGAAATTTATTAAACATTTTAGAAATTAACCTGGACGAAGAAGATATTAAAGATATTGAAGTTGGTTTGGAAGAAGAACATAATTTATATTATGATAATAAACCTTCAAAATATAATGGTGATAATATTTATACTGAAACTTTTATTTTAACTAAAGTATGCAGATGGCTTGTAGCCTCTTATTATGAGGAGTAAGAAATGTTTATACGCAATGACGGAAATATAGAAAACAATATATATTCGGATGGAGATTTTAGTATTTTTACTTGTAGTTTTAAAAACATAATTTATTTTGAATTAGCTGAAATAATGAAGCTAATTGATCCGGATGTACCTTATGTAAGTTATTTATGCAAATTATTTAATAGATTGACTAAAGAACAATATTTAATTATATCGGAAACAATGACAGGAGAATTTAAAATCAATAGTGCTTATATTTCATTAGAGGCGGCGTTTAATATATTCTTTGATTATCCAGATATAAGAACATATAAAGTATTGGAAAGATTAAATAGAATTTATTTAAAATATTTGTTAAAAAATTCTACTTTAATAGAAACAATTTTTAAGACTGATGAAAAAAAAGGTTGGTTAAATTAGGTTGGTTAAATTAGGTTGCTAAAAATATGGGGCGGAAAAAAAAAGAGACAGGTCTTTTATTAGCCCATTTGGAGGCATTAGAAAAAGAGGCCGTTTTAAATCTAACTCATGGTTTATCAGTAGAAAAGGATAATACGGCTTGGGTACGACTTGCATTAGACTTTTTGAAGGCAAAGCATCCTGCATATCGTGATAAAAAAGACCAAATTTTACCACAGGATTATGAAAACATGTGGAAAGAGATTATAAGTGAACCAGAAACAAAAAATAAAGATATTCAATAAAATGAATTATCAGCCAAGTGAAAAACAATTATTAGTACATAACGATTTAAGTAGATTTAGAATTGTAGCAGCAGGAGCAAGATTTGGCAAGTCAATGTTATCAGGTGCGGAGGCTGTTGCTACATTTTTAGAACCAAATAAACATATATGGATTTGTGGAACTCAATACGAGCTTGCTGAAAGGGAATTTAATTGGTGTATTGAGTTTTTAAGTAAATTAAACTTTGGTGGTACTAATATTTTGAAGAGTTGTGATGTTAGTAATGCACAAAAAGGATCGAGGTCAATATATTCTAATTGGGGGAGTTTTATTGAAACCAAATCAACGGAAAAGCCGCAAACCTTATTAGGTGAAGAGTTAGATATGCTTATTTTATCGGAAGCATCCCAGTTGCCAAAAAAAATATGGGAAAGAATGCTCCGTGCGAGGTTAGGTAGTCGCTGTGGTAAAGTTCTTGCAATATCTACTCCAAATAGTGATGGCGGACTTTTCTATGACTTATATCAGAATGGTATAAGAGGGGAAAAAGATTGGTCAAGTTTTAAGTTCAAAACTATTGATAATCCTTTTTTTAGTAAAGAAGAATATGAAACGGCAAGAAAAGAGATAGACGAAAAAATATTTAAAGAACAATATGAAGGTGAATTTATATCAAGAAGAGGTTTTATATTTAATGTAGATGCTAATAATCTAGTTGATATATTACCTAATAATTATCAAGAATGGCCAGCGATAATAGGGATTGAGAGAGGCTATAAAAATCCAACTCATGCTATTGTGTTTCATATTGATCCACAAACTAAAATTTTTTATTTAACTGAAGAATATAATCAAACAGAATTACCATTTATTGATTGCGCAAAAAAAATTAAAGAAATCGGGGAGCATAATAATATAATAGGTTATGTTGGAAATTATTGGGATTATTCGGTTACAGAGGTTTTTAATGATTTGGGATTATCAATTAGTATAAATGAAGAAGAGAAAAAATGTGGCAAAATGACGGCACAAATAAAACGGCTTCAGACAATTCAAAATAATTTAAAAATAATTAACCAGACTTCAAAAATAAAGATTTATAAAAAATGTACTGAAACAATTACTGCATTGGAGCGGATAAAATGGGAGGAAAATAAGCATAGCGAAGAAGATAAGCCAGATGTAGAAGTTCCCAAATCTAAATATATAAATATTTTAAATGCACTAGCACATCCTTTGTGCCTTCTTGGTTTAAATTATGGACAAAATATTTATGGAGTTTAAAGAATGAGTACATTACCTGCGAGAATGCAGTATATAGATCGTTATATTGGGGATTTGCGACAAAAAACAGGTTATTATGTTGGTTATATTTCTAGCGATGAAGAATTATATAAGCCAAATTTTTATAGTTTATTAGAAAATGATCTTGAGGTTCGGAGATGCTTAAATTTATTATCCACAGATATATCATGCTTAATTCCGAAGTTCATAACAAATAATAAGTTATTAGAAAATATTTTAATAGAATTATTCAATTATATAATAAATTATCAAGAAGGTATAAAGGGAATAATTGAAAAAAGCGTGTTATATGGTCTTGGTCTTGCTAAAAAATCTTATTCCCAAAAAATAATATATGCTTGTAATAATCCAAGAATAAAATGGAATATAATAGAGGAGATTAAAGAGGTTGATAAAAGAAGATTGAGACTAGAAAGATCACAAGATAATAAAACAGATGTTTATTGGACAATTTGGTCTCCGGTACATGACAAATATATTATATTAGAAGATAGAAATTATAATATTAAGGCCTCTTATGCTATTCAAGATTATATTTGGTTAGTTCATAGTTATGAGGAAACATATCCATATTTTAGAGGGATTGGTGATTCATTATATCCCTTGGTTTATACAAAAGATAAAGTAATACAATATTGGTGTGATTATTGCGAAACAAGAAGTAAACCTTATACTATTGTTAAAACTAATTTGCTAAAGGGAGCATTAGATGCCAAGGCAGGCGAAGGATTCATGAATATAGAGGATAGAAAAAATACAATATTAGATAATTTTGAAAAGAATTTTGCTAGGCATATTTTGGTTTTGGATAAAACTGGAGATGAAGTTGATTTTCATGAGTCAACAGGTGCATCTGTTAATGTAATGCATGATTTGGCAAATTATGTTGATGAAAAAATTAGAAATATTTTATTAGGTTCAAAATTAAATTCTGGAGTTCAAAAAAATGAAGGTTCAGGAGGTTCATATGCATTAGGTAAGCTCCATGAGAATGACTCTGATAAAATAATAAATTATTTAGCTAAAAAGCTAGCTAATGCATTAACTCGGGATTTTTTATATGAAATTATAGACAAAAACAGATTTAATTTTAAAATATTGGGTATAACTGACGAGGATTTAGATTTAGTACATTTAGAATTTTTAAGACAAGAATAAGGTTTAAAGTATGAAATTAAAAACAAGATATGAAGTAACTACGGAAGGACTATTTTATAATATTCTAAAAGTTCCTATATTTCAAGAAGTTAAAGGGGATGTAACAAGAGGGGAATATACAAAAAAAGATTTAAAATCTATGATTGAGGTTTTTAATGAAAAGAAAAATAATGATTGGTTGCCAAGAGTATTTATTGGACACCATGATCCTTTTTCAACTGAAAATCGTAAGGGTATTGGTTTTTTAAATAATTTAATATTAGAGGAGGATATTATTTATGGAGATATTGAGAGAATAAATGCAGAAAATTATAGAGATATAAAGGATTTAAAATATCCCTATAGATCAGTTGAGATAAGTGGAGACCAAAAGGAAATAAAAGGCCTTGCTTTATTAGAAAGCCAGCCACCTTATTTTTCTTTTCCTCTTTTAAATATTTCAGAATATTCAGAAAAAAATAAAAAAATAAATTCATATGTAAATTTACCTGATGATTTATTAAATGGGCAATGTAAAACTTTTTCTTATATAGGGAAATTTTTTATGGAAAAAGATAAGTTTAAAAATAAAAAAGATGTTGAAAGTGATCCAAATGCAGATACTAAAGAGGATGATGAAGAGGGTAATGCAGAGGACAAAGAAGAGGACAAAGAAGAGGAAAATTTTGAAAAAGATAAAGGTGTTATAGATAATAATAATCAAATAAAACCAAGTAAAGAAGATGATCCAAGTCGTATAGACAAAACAGGTGAAAATAAACCAATTAGTAATAAAATGGAGGCAAATGATCAAGAACAAGGCAAAGAACAAGGCCAAGAAGAGGCAGGTGGTAATTTAAACCAACTCGGTTGTATGGATGTAAAATTAGATAAGATTTTGCAACTATTAGATAAATTAACTTTAATAGAATTAAAAGAGCATATGTTAGAAGAAAATAATGGAGGTTATAAAATGACTAATGGATTAAAACCTGGTTCTGTTACAATGCAGGATGAGATAAGCTCCTTAAAAGAACAGGTTAGTACCTTACAGATTGAAAATAAACTTAATACAATGTTCTCGGATGCTTCGGAAATTGAATATCATAAAGGTATATTAAATCTTATTCCAAAATATGATGATAAAGAAAAATATCTTGGTAGTATAAAAGGTATTTCTACCAAATTTGGAGGAAAAACACAACATCCAGCATTAGAGGCCTTGGAAAAATTTGGTAGTACTAATCATGTGGATATTTTGAATAAATTTAGTCAACATAATCCAATTTTAAAGAAGGTAGCAAGGGAAGCATTAGAATGCTGGAATGATACTATGAACCATCCAAATGAAAAGATAAGGTCTAATTTTAAATCACAAGGTTGGGAAAATCCAGAAGATTTTGTAAAGCATGTTGTAAATATGGAAGAAATACAACCCAACTATCTTAAAACTTTAACAGTTTAGTGGAGGATATAGATGGCTGATCCAACTGCTCATGTAAAAGAATTTAATAACTATAGCTATTATTCTAATAGACAGATGAATGTTATCAAAACAGCTGAACCATTAGTAACTCAAGCATTAGCTATGCTTGATATGTCTACAGGTAAGGTAGAATTTGCGGATGATGCTAAAGATTTAGCACCATTAGGCGTGGTTTTGGGGGAGGCTAATGGTCTTAATGAAAAATTAACAGGCGACGGCACTTCTAAAGTTGTAACACTGGGCGGAATTGTTCTTAACAATGTTACAGTAACAGGAGTTACTGGAGTTACTGATATTGGAAAATATGTATATGCTATAGATGGCCAAACAATGACATTAACAGCACCATCTGTTGGAGTACCTATTGGTATTATTATGAGTTATGTATTAACCACTTATTGCGATGTCTATTTATTCTCTTTAGTAGATAGTATCTTATCTGGTGCGGCAAGCGGCAAAGCCGGTAGAAAAAGAGTGTCTTTAGGTACTTTTATAACTAATTCTATTCAAGGTGCTAATGCTATTAACCTTCATACAGAAACAGCAACAGAGCATTATAAAATTATCTCTTTGCATGTTATTCCTAGAGGTTATGACAATGCTATTGTAGCCGGCGCTCAAACTATGAATTTAGAGATTGCTGGTAATAATGTTACAGGTGGAGTCTTAACATTAGGCTTTGCTTCTTTTGATGCTGAAGGTGATATGGGAACAGTTATTGACGCTACAGCTATTACAGGTGCTAATGAAGTTCATATTAGTGATGAATTGCAATTGGAATTGATAGCAGGTGGAACTGGTTTTACAGCGGATTCACATGGTGCTTTTGAAGTTTTTATGATAATTGAGCCTGCTATAGGTGCATAGTAATAACCCATTTGATGGCCTAGTAAGTAATATTATAGGCCATCAAATTTTATTTTTTACCAACGATATAAGGGGTATAAAATGCCTTTAGTAAATGTACAACAGTCATTAAAAGCTGGAGTTTTGCGAGATTTAATGGAATTTTGGAAACAAAGCATCCCAACATTCCGTAAACAACAAGAAGTTTTAATGAAAACACTTCCTTTCACAACCATCCGTAATGCTTCTTATCCGTTTAAAGAAAGTTTGCCATTTCCTAAATTATGGAATTATGGAACACCAAGAAGCCATCGTAGTTTTCAAGACCGTGTTATTCAATTAAATCTTGTACCTTATGAATTGACTATAGACTGGTCAATTTGGGATGAAATGGATGACCAAATTAGAGATTTAAGACAACATGTTCAAATGGCTGTAAATCGTTATGGCCAGCTTCCTGATGTTCTAATATCTGAATATTTTAACGGTGTAGCTTCATTAAATCCAGATTTAGCTCTTGCATATGACGGCGTTAATTTATTTTCTACAGTGGATGGAGATGGTTTGGATCGTTTTGGTAGTACAGGTGGAAATATTATAGTTGGTTCAGGATTAACAGTAGCAGGTATTATCCATGATATTGCTCGGGCTCAAAGAAGATTTTTAGATTTTCTTGATCCCACTGCTAAAAAACCAATTTATAGTCCAGATGAAGTAAAGTTTTCAAGTTTGCATATTATTGGGCCAAATGAAGCTAATGAAGTATTTCAAAAAGCATCTAATTCTGAATTTATTAAAATAGATACTACAAATAATACTTCAGAAAGCAATTATATAAAAGGTACTTTTCAATATCATCTTAATCCCTATTTAACAGACACCTCTGATTGGTATGTTGTGGTTCAGCATCCCTATTGGAAGCCTTTTATTTATAGAGAGCCACAAAGCATTGAAAGTATTGTCGGCGACCAAAGTAATTCAGATCGATCTCGTGAATTTAAAGAGGCTATGTTCTATACTGATATAAGAAGTCGTTTAGGTATTATGTTTCCAGGAACAATAATTAAAGTTAATAATTAGTAAGAGGTTTATATGTTAGATCATCTAAATAGTATTTTTCATACAGTACCAAGTAGTTATAATAAAAATTCTAAATTCGAGACAAATATTCGGGAGGTTTGTATAATTCCAGATTTTGGAAATGATCCTGTTTTTTCTTATATTTGTGGATTAAAGCCTGAAGCACCTTTTGAAACTATAACCATTTTAGGGCTTAATTTTGATAAAAGAATTGTGTCCACAGATTATTCATATGCAAGTGTTCAGGCATTAGGCAAAGCACCAAAAGAAAAAATAATTATTCGTGAGTTACCTGAAAAATTGGTGGATTTAATTAACAATAGGGCTAAAAATTTAGAGATAGAAATTCCGATTAAATATGAAGGCGACCAAATTAGTGCAAGTAAGAGAGTCAAAGTTAGTGATTACTTAATTTTAGAAAAATTAAGTAAAGATACTAAAGTGCAAGCACAAAAAGAAGATGCAGAAATTGAAAAGTCTGATAAAATGAAAAAAACGAGATAAGAAATAAAGGGTATATTAGAAAAATCTAATATACCCTTTTATAAAGGTATATTATGATTGCATATTTAAACATAGAAATAAAAAAAAGAATTGGTCAGGATCGTTTAATCCAGTTGACAAATTTTGACGCAACTGCTACAATAATAAAGGAGGATACATTAGATTCGGCGTCTGCAGATGCAATTGGAATATTTAGATATATTACAGGGCTGGAGCCAGAAATTGGAAATTATGGGCATACTGCAATTTTAATTAAAGGAATTCAATATTATCTTGAAAATTATAAAGGAAGAGAAAGTAGCGTAATTGTTTCATTAGAAAAAGCATTTATAAAGGATTGTTTAGGATTACGAGAAAGACTTTACACATCACCATTAAGTAATAGTAATATTGATATAAAAAAAGAGATAGAAGAAGATAAAACTCGGGATTTTCCAAGAAATCATCCGATCTTTAATCAAAATAGTTCTTGGCATATTAAGGATTAAACAATGACGCGTTCAAGTTCGCATATAATAGGTCAATTAAGAGCCGCAGAACAATATACAACAGATTTACCAGTACTGGGAGGTGTTCCTACAAAAATAGATTGTTCAAATGAGATGCTAGGTTCTGTTTTTATGGATGCTAAAGGAGATTTTTATTGGGTAGTGGCTGAAAATGCTACCCAAGCGGCTGTTTTATTAGCTAATGCGGCAACAAGATTTTCAAGTAAGGCAGGGGCTTATGAATTTAGTGTTTTAACATTAGGAGGCGATATTTATGTAATGTCAACTGGTGCTGTTGAAGTAAATGGTTTATCTTATACATTTGGTTATATAGTAGCATAAAGGAGAAATTAGGATGCCTCCATCTAAATCGGAGCTTTGGTCTCAATTATTAAATATTATAAAATTGGTCAATGAAAATTATAATTATGCATCAGTTAATACGCCTAATTTTATAACATTACAGGAAACAATAATAACATTATTAAAAGGTAACCATACTTCGGCCACGGTATCGGCTTTAAATAGTATACGGGGCAGTCTAATAAGCATTGTGGCAAATAACTCAATATTAACTCCTGTTATCCTAGAATTGGCCAGAATTGGTTATAACAGTAAAGCAACCTCTTATAATCAGGCAATAATAGACATATTTGATGGTATGATAGCAGGATTGGAAACTATCAAAAACAGGGCTTGGACTAATGGAACAGTAACAGTAGGAGGTTCTAATGTAGGAACTGGCACGGTTTATAGATTAGATAAAGATTACAATAATCAAATTATAGAAACAGGAATTATGGCCGGTGGAACTATAAAATTAGAGACAATAAGAGATAAAAATAATGGAGGAGTAGCAGGGGCAGAAACTTTTGATATATATTATACGGGAACGCCGCCAACTGATGCTTTAGAGTTGGGGAGTGCCTTAAATAACAAGGTTAATATTCTAGTTATGCCTTCAGAAAGTGGGAAATTAACTAATGCGTCTTTTGAAACTTATACTACATCTCCTGCTTTAGCATTTACAGGATGGACTTTATCAGACGCCACCAAATTTGCTACTAATACAAGTATCTATTTTAAAGCACCATATGGAGTTTCTACTGGAACAAGCCTGGAATTTACAGATAATGCTAATGTAGTGCAATATATAACTGATGCTGCTAGTAGATTTAATTTAGAGCTTCCAGTGTTTCTAATATTGAGATATAGGCGTAAAACAAGTTGCGATGGTGATTTAACCTTAAGATTAGGCTCTCAAACTGTGTCAGTAGCTGATTTAACGACGAAAACAGATGCTACTTGGTTTGATTTAATACTTGGAACTGGGGACAATAAGGGCTGGTATCGTACTTTTAAAGAAGATAGTATCCAAAAAGGTGTTAGAATACAGGTTACTTTAGCATCAAGAACAACAGGCAGTTTATTGATAGATAATATTATATTAGCACAACCACAAACGTTTGATGGTAAATATTATCTTATTACACCTGGTCAAACAGACTTCTTATATAGTGATTATTTTAATTTTGCAGATACAGTGGCAAATACGGGAACAACGCAAACGGGATTATCCAGATTATTAAATATTTATTTACCACATACGAGTGGTGTTCCAACTTATGCAGATATTTAAGGGTGAAAAATGGCAAATATTGAAACAATGTGGTCGGGAATTTTGGTGGAAATTAGAAACGAGTTAAAAAAAGATATTTCGGATGCAAAAGAAAGCATGAATAGAGAATTAAAAGCCTTCGAGGATAGTATTAAGAAGACAGTGGAGGCTTCTAAATCTTTAGTTAATTCAATTATGGAACAAGCAAAACGGGAACAATTAGAAATTGCAGATAGTATGAAAAAAGATAAAGATGCAATTTTAAAAATTGTAGAAATTGCAAAAAATGAAGTTTCGATAATGAAAAAAGATTTAGAAGAAGAATTTAAAGAATTTAATGATAATGCAGAAAAGAAATTAGAAGAATTTAAAATAAAACATTTATCAGCTTTAGAAAAGGCTCTTGCTGATACTTCTAAAAAGGCTAATGATGGTTTATCTTCGGCTCAAAATGTTAATACTAATTTAAAAAGACTTACTCAAAAAATTGTAACTGCTTTAGCGGAGGAAAAAGTATGAAACATATTATATTATATATATTATTTATACTATGCTCTTGTAACTCCTTGAAACTATGTGCAAAATTAGACATCCCAGAGAATGCAAGCATAGAAAAAGGCTCTGTTAGTATGTGTGTTAATGCACAGAAGAGCAAAGAAACAGGAGAATTAGTTATAGATACAGAAATTGGTTCATCTATCTTGATAAGTGAGAAAATGGCAGAAAAGCTATTTAATAATATACAGTTCTCATTATCTGATGTAAATGCAAAATCGTCAGATACTAGTATAAAAGAAGGTAATGATAATAAAAATTATCTTAAATGGCTTTTAATAAAATGTAAATAAGATAATAATCTTTCTATCATTTTTTGATAGAAAGATTATTAGGAGTAAATATTATGCCAAACCATGCTAATCTTATAAATCTTATGATTAAAATATTACAAGTTATATTGATTGTTAAAGGTGAAAAATATGGTAATAAAATAATAGATAGACCAGAAATCTATATAAATACTGCTGTATTAAATAAAATTGATAGATTAAAAACGCAAGTAGAAAATAATATTGACTTTGAAACTAATGACATGTTTGATGTCATGGGATATTTAGCCTTAAAATTAACACAAAAGTGTATTAAAAATAAAGATAAATTTATAAGTGATATAAAAGATGCTATAAAGGATTGAAGTATATGAATTTTTCTGAAATAATTTTTAATAAAGGGAGAGTCTATTTAAATCCTGTTAATTTAACCACTAATTTGGGAACAGAACTTTGTTTTATTGACTCTGGTGTTAATTTTTTGCCTGGTTATGTTCATTTGCCTGTTAGTCGTGAAGAAGATGGTGCAGAGATATGGAAAATAGTATATATTCAAGGGAAGCCTATATTAACCTTTGTAGCTTTGAATTATAATGCTGAAATTTTAAAATTGATGTTTTTAAAAAGTTCATTAAGTTTAACAACAGGGGCTCCGGGTAGTTTAAAAAGTGGCCAGGTTATATCCGATGATTCAAATATAACCTGCAGATTATTATTTTTACCAGATGATATGGATAATAATCCTTGTCTAATTATACAAAAAGCTCTTGTAGTACCAATAAATAAGGTTAATATAAGGTTGTCGCATAAGGATAAAATGAGCTTTCCAATATCATGTTATATGCTTCGTAAGGATAGTTCAACTTATGGAATATGGTATTATGGTTTATTAAAAGATGGAGTACTTGTATGAACTCAAAAAATTTTTTTACACGATTGCAGACTATGCTTAAAAATTTAGAATGGACAGGAGGAAATAAGATTTTTGGGAATAATGTTTTTATTATATCTTATTTATATCCCTCGGTTTTAGTTAATCAGGTAAGTCCATCTTGTTATATAGAAGAATTAGGTTTCGCAAATCATACTGAAGAACCTTTAATTGTTATTGCACGCTTTAATTTGTTATATTTTATTGAAAATATAGGAAAATTTGAAGGTGGTAATATTGTAACAGGCGGAAATAATATTATAAATAGTTCAAGAGGTGTTGGTTATTTAGAACTAGAAAGAAAAATCCAAAAAGAGATTATAAAAACCTTTAAATTAACAGATAGAATACAGATTTTTGAAGTAAATGGAATAAAAACTTCGCAAATTCCGGCAAATGCTCCAAATGTATATAGAATAAATACATTTGATGCCTTTTTATATTTAGGAGATTAGATGGCTACACTTGTTTATAATGGTTATTCAATACCAAATATTATAGGTAAAATAAAATATAATGAAAATTATCAAAATATTCAAGTCATAGTTGATTTTCTTTTAATTGCCGAAAGTTCAAGTGCTTTAATAACATTATATAACAATGCTAGAGAAAAATTAACAGAAAAAAATAAGGATTTAGTTTTATCTTTTGGCATTGTTCCAAGTGCGGAATTAGATTTTAGTCATAATTTAAATACAGGTTTTTTATCCGAAGGTTCTATTTTAAAGTTAGATAGTGAGTTGTCAACTGAAACAACAAGGCATTGTTCTTTTATATGTAAAATTAAATTACCATTCTCTCAAAGTAGCTATAATTATAGGCAAAATGCGTCTTTTAATATTGAATATTTACCAACAAAAATACGAGTGGTTAATTTTAATATAACTTATACGGCCGGAGGTGCTAACTCTGCTTATCAAAATTATAATTTATACGCAAAAACTTGGTGCGAAAGTATTTTAGCAAGATTTGGAAGCATTTTTGAAATAATAAAAGAGAAAATAGATTCAGAACAAGAGGAAAAAATCCTGACGGCAAATATTATATATAAAGAGATTATATCAAATCAAAAAGCAGGGTCAAAAGATAATGTTAATTTAATAGATATAAAATTGGTTTATAAAATAAGGTTAGAACAAAAAACAGGTTATCCTATATCTGCGGATACAGGCACATCAGTGCATCCAAGTTCAATGATACAATTAGATTTTTTATGTCCTTGTAATAAAGAGACATTGACTGATATAACAATGTCAAGTTATTATCATAATACAATTAGACCATATATAATAAGTAGAATTTTAAATATATTAAATATAAATGAATATTCTACTTTAGATATAAATAATTTATATTTTGAGAGGGAAGAATATGCAGTTGATATTTTCACATCTTTAATTGTTGGTAAATTAGATATTGTAATACCACCAAAATCTAAATTTATTTTATTTTCAGAAAATTATAGTGTTAATAAAGATGAAAAATTAACAACAATTAAATTGTGGGATGGTCAGGATAATACTTATTCAGTTTGGACAACGGGAAGCTCCTCGGTAATTACTAGAATAATAACAATTGGGATGCTCGATCAAGTTCCAATTGAGCCAAATTTGTTATCAAGTACGACTTATTTATTATTAAATAGGGAGGTAAATCAAAGCAAGAATAGATTAAGCCAAACAACAAAAGAGAGCGGTGTAGTTTCTGATAATATTTTATATCTAAAGAAAATAAAAGAGGTATATCTTTTAGCTATAAATAATAATAAAATTAAGGAAAGTTATATATTGTAGGATAAAATATGAATGATGAAAAAATATCTAATGCTATAATCCAATTAACAGAGGTCTTTAGAACCTTGCTTCCTTCACTTATAACAGCACAAAATCAAGTTGTAACACAAAATAAAGAAAAAGAAGATAATAAAATGGTAGAAACAACAGCCTCGTCTACACAAAACGAGGCTAAAGATACTATTGAACCAACAAAAGCTGGAGCTGATAGAAAAGGGGGCGATCAATCTGGAATTGATACAGGACATATGACAAGTAGCATGCTTATGTCTGCTGTTACGCCTTATATAAAAGATGCTATTGATGCTTCAGGTTTTACAAATATATTACACAGACAAGCTACAGATATATTTGAAGGATCAACAAAGGAATTGGCGGCAAAAAATGTTCAGTTATATGCTAGAGCAGGGGTAACACCTGATGCAGGTGAAATGGACAATTTGATGTCAATAGCAAGGGTAGAAAATAGAATAAACAAAGATGCATTAAATTATATGGATGTTACAAGTTGGTCAAATCAATGGGAAAGAACAAAAGATTTTTTCTCAAGCTCATGGGAAAGGTATGGTTTTAGATGATTTATAAAGTCCCGCAATTAAGTTTAAATGGTGTTTTTTTACCACAACAAGATGTAAAAATAAAATTTACAGCCGGGGCGTTTTTTAATACTTTTAACCTAATTGTTCCTAATGATATAGATGATACAATAAAAACCATGAGCCTTCAAAATGGGGAAATTAGTTTAAAAATTGTTACTTATAACATACAGAATGGAATAGAAAAAGAGGTTATCTCAAATTTTGAAAGATTATGGTTATTAAGAAGAGAAAAAATAAATCCATATCTTTTAAATTACACTTTGGCGGATAATAGATATTATTTAAAGGGTAAGGTTCTTAATTTTGCTTATAATATAACATTGCAAAAGAATGCAGTAGGCAATATACCTTTAAATATGGGAGAACCTGGAGATTTAAAACAGGATTTTGATATATTTAAGAAAGGTAGATATGCTTTATGGTCAATTAAAGATAAAAAAGATGCATACACTATGATGGAAATATTAGAAAATGAATTAAGCAAATTGGGAATGCCAATAATAAATAATATAGATAACAAGAATAGTTATATACTTGAAAATATAGAAGTTAATAATCAAGATGTTTATATTGCACTTAACAATTTATTAAAAGCATCCAGATTAAATTTAGGTATAAATAACGATGGCATAGCTTATATATTTTCTTTAGATAAAGAAGATCCAAGAGGTTTATTTTCGCTTCTAACTTTGCAACAGACACAAAGTATATCATCTAATATTATATATAGGGCGGATAATAGTAGAATTAGGCCAAGAAAAACAATTATAAAATATTTGAAATTGGAAGAGTGTTTTTTAGTATATAATAAAAAAATATATTCTCCTGGTGGAGATGTCAAAGTTGATATAATGGCCAATATAATAGACCGAGAACAAAGGGAAATAATACAGCCTAAAATTGTTAATGGACAGGCTTTATGGACTGAAGAAGCCGCCAAAAGTATGAGAATAATTGGCGTTGAAAATGTATTACCATTACCAAGACCAATAAACTTTGATGGTAAAGAACATTTAGCAGGGGAATGGTTTCCACTTCAAAAATATTTATATTATCTTGGTATTTCAGATAAGGATGTTAGAGAAAATTGGTTTGCAGAACGATTAAGTTTTAAGTTATATTTATTATTTATAAAACAATTTGGTTCACAAACAAGGGAGACTTTATATACTCAAGCAAATTATATTGCAAATATAATTAAAACGCATTATTTGCAAACTTTTATCATTGATCCTTATATTATGACTTTTATAGATAGAATATATTTAAAAAAAATAAGTATTATTGATAATTATACAGGTTATTCGCCATTAAGTTCAGTATATTCTGATTATACTATTGTTCCACATTTAAGAAATCCAAGAATAGCTAAAAGACTAGAAAATTGGAACACTTCAATAGTTTCTTGGAATATTGAAGAAAAAGATCCATACAGGTCAAAAGAAACAATACAATATTTAACAGTCTTATCTTCTAATCTTGGGATATTTCAAATAAAAACTCAACCAACTGTATACTCACCAATACAGGATATTATACCCTTTAAATTAAAAGTGGGGCCAGCTCGAGCATTAGGCGAAAATATAAATAATTCAATAGCTATTCCGGCTATGTTAGATAAATGCGTGATTGATGAAAAATTTGAGATGCTTGCTAAAATTGGTGTTGTTTGGAAAGCAAAAGAAGAAAATGATAACACAAATTCCTATAATAGTGAAAAAAAATATTATATAATTGAAAAAGAGGAGGAAAAATTAAAAGCGGAGGGAAATCCTATTACCAAATATGATCCAACATGTTTAGCAAGAATTACATTAAAGCAATTTAATGATGATGGATCAATAAAATATGATGAAAACACCTTAATAGATAAGGTTATTATAGATACAATAGCAAAAGGTTATAATGATAGAATAAATCAGCAATATAGGGATTATTTAAAAGGTAAAACAATTTTGGCGGGGTATGTAAATATAAATCTTTTTGGCAATATAACATCTGTATTATATGAATTTTCAATAAAAAATGGTACTAATACAACATATGAAACAATGCCATATATTCCATATAGTATTGATAATACAATTGACCAAAAAACATTAAATTTTATTCACAAACATTTATTAGATACTCAATTAAAGGATAATTAAAATGGATATGAAAAAAATAGACGAATACGGGGGCTATTCTGCATTATTAGGTTTATCCCTCTCTTTTAATAAAGCAAAAAATAACGAAACTATAGAAAATTATTTTAAAAATTTTGATGTAAAAAAATATTTACATGTGGCGAAAAAATTATATAATTTGGGAAACGGGCATAATAAGTTTTTACAAATGATGCTTACATATTGGCTAATTAGGATGCCAAGATTTTGGTGGTCTCAATTTGACACTTATAGGCATGCTGTTCAAAGTGTTGATAGTAGTGTCTCCCAAAGTGAGAGTACCATGCACACTTTGCTCAAAAGTGAACTTAAGCAATATGATTTTGAAGGTGGTATTGAACCTAATTATCTTATATATCTTAATGGACTTATAAAAGAAGGTAATATAGAAAAAGCAAAAGAGGCTTTACCTGAAAATTTTTTACAAACTAGATTAGTTATGTTAAATTATGAAGTCTTAAGAAATATTATTAAACAGCGTAAAAATCATACCTTGAGTACCTATTGGGGCTATTTTATCAGTTTTGTTTTTAAAAATATAGATTTTCCTGAATTATTAGAGGCATAAAATGGAACTAAAGGATAGTATCAATCAAGGGATAAAACCATATAGAGAAAGTACAAGCGGAATTTATCCAGAGAAAAAATGTACACAACAAGGTGTAAAAATAACAAACCAGGATGAAGAAACAGCTATTTATGAATATGCACAAGCAGGGGATGAATGTTCTTGGGGGTATCATCCTCCAAGAACTACAGCCTTACGGCAAGGTCTAGGTTCCTGGTCGCAGGCTACTCCGGCTATTCTACGGAATTCTGATAGTCGTGTAGTCCCAATATTAGATAAAACATTATCAATTGATACAGATTATGGTGCTAAAGATCAAAAGGTTACGGCAGGAGATGAATATAATAAAGTTAGGGTAGCTGAAGAAACTGCAGATGGAGTTTGTGGTGTTCTTTTAACCTGTTTAAATCAAGAGTCAGAGGAACAAATATTCCTTCCTATGTCTGAAAATAAGATAAAAGTAGACCATAAAACTGCTCCTAATGTATCAACTAAAATATATGATATAGATGCATTAGGAGCAATAGACTTAACTAATATAGGAACTACAAAAGATTTCTTATTTAACAATGCTAATAGAACCTGTATTCATACTGAAGCTAATTTCCATCAAATGTCTACTACTAATCAAGGCGAAATAGAGTTCCAGACTAGTGCTTATCCAGCGATAACAACTCCGACAACTCCGGCTAACTATAAAGTAAATATAGCATTTGATGGTAGTAAATGGAAAGGTTATTGTATAGGAGAAGCAACTGCTAATCAAACTTATTATGCTAAAATACGATGGAATTATGATTATAACTATATTACAAATTTGGATAATAGCCTCGGTGAGTTAATGAATTATGATACTGCTACAGATACTTTTTTAGCTACTGGTACTTTTATTCATATAGATACTATTAAGAGTACTACAGCACAGTTTTATACTGCAGGAACTAGTACCATTTTTGAAGTAAGATTATTAAATACTGCAGTTACAAGAGGTTCATTAACATATGACTTATATTATGTTACTAGATGTATATTAGATAAAGGAGATAAGATAACCAATTTAGAGACTTTAACTACTGATATTTTTCTTAATCAAATTAAAGGCTATCTTTTATCAACTGATTTAGCACCAGTAAACAACACTCAAAGCAGAATAAAGACTAGTCTTCTAGGAGTAGATGGGGATAATATTATGGTAGTTAATATACCTAAAGAGTGGTATATAGAGCAGACAACAGAAGTTTATTGGAAATATATAGTATTACAGAAACTAGAAACAGGTCTTAATATGTGGTTTAAGCCTATAAATCCAGTCTATGAGGATTTTATTAGTCCTAATTATGTATTTAATCTTTTTGATAGTAATGGTAATGTTATATCTAAATACTTATTAAAGGGGTAACTATGAATGAAATATTTAAAAGAGTTTATACATAATCTATATCTTTCAAGTAAAGAAGATACTATACCTGAATCAGTAAAGAAGATGCTTAAGAAGGTAGAAGATAATGATAAAAGGATTATAAAATTAAGAGAGGAGTTAATAAAAGATGAGTAGTTCAGTAACTTCTAAATTTAGGAAGACTAGGAATATGACTGAAAAGATATACAAGAATATAGATATTGTTATGTTACTAATTGTTATGCTATTATCCTTTATAATAGGATTTGTAAGCTGTATTATATGCTTTCAAATTGGGGCTTATATAGGGTATATTAAAGCTAACCCTAATATCTACTCGCTAATAACAGGTTCTGTTGCATTTATACTTGGTATTATAGCCGATTATTATGCTATGATATTTAAGCTACATACGCCTAATGGAGAGATTACTAATAACCTTATTGAAAAAGCTAATAAGCCTAAAGAGTTACTAGACAATGATTACAACACATTTGTTGGTGAAATTAAAATTAGCAATGTTAATATTGTAACTAATGAAAAAAAACCTTTAGCATTACAGAATTTAGACGAGGATATTATAGAAATAAAGGAAGAATAAAATGGTTCTTGGTTTCACAAAAAAAGGCCAAGAAAATTCTATTATGGAACAAGACCCGATTAACTTGTTATTAGATAATATATTTTCTTATAATACAAAGATAGTTAAGATACCAACTGAACTACTTAAGCAGTTTCTTAACTATTATAATAAGGCTTATTCCTTAATAGAGTTTGTTTCTGCTGGCGGAGAAGGCATTATACTTGCTATAAAAGATAATATGACTAATAATAAAATATGTATTAAGCTAATAAATCCAATATATACACGGCCTAATGTTACAGTTGGCGGATGCTACTTTAAAGATCGTTTTCATAATTCAATTATTACTCAAAAAGAGATTAGTAATATGATTAGTAAAGAAAAGAATATATTAGTTCCAAAAGTTTTTAAGTTGACGAAAGAGCCTTATTTAGTATTAGAACAAGAATTTATTGAAGGCTCTTTGATAATTCCTTATTTAGCTAGTAAAAAAAATATAATATATTCTTTACGATTATTTATTCAATTATTAGTCATTATAAATAAATATGTTCATGGTAATAATATAATTCATAGAGACCTTAAAAGCCTTAATCTAATGGTTACAGGTAAATATGAAGCCGAACCTATAATTGCCATATTAGATTGGACATTATCAAAGAACCTTAATGAAAATCTTGAATTAACTAGGGTAGGAGAAGGTCTTGGAACACCTATATATGCCTCTCCTAAACAACTTGCAAATAAAGATGCCGTGCATTCTAATTTTAATGATGACATCTATTCGTTAGGTTATATTATGTGGGAGTTCCTACAATGGCGTTATTTACCAAAGACTATAGCACCTAATGAGGTTTATAGCCTAAATGCAATAATAAGATATAATAAAGAATTAGCAGATTATCTACCAGTAAAAATAAGGAATATATTCTACAAAATGGTTTGTACTGATGAAAAAATACGATACAATAGTTTAGATATAATTATAAACGATTTGGCGGCAATTTTAACAGACTGGGAAAATGAGAATAAAACAGAGCCAATTGTTCCCAATATATTAGTAGATACTGAAGTAAGTTATAAAGAAATAAATTTTAATTTATGCGATACTTGTGAATATTCAAAAGATACATGTCATAAATATAAATTATGTAATTTATTTATTACCTGTATTCAGGGGTTAAAAAATGACAATTTCGTGTGAATACCAAATAAAATGTTGGCGTTTACTATATTCTAAATATTTTTTAAAAAAACCTTATAATATACCTCCTACACGATTAAATCTAGTACTAGAAGGATATGGCTCGATCTCCTTGTTACCTAAAAAGGGGGTATATTGTGAAAATATGCCACGAATAGGAAAAGAAAATCTAATATGTCCAATCTTATTGAACCAAGATTTTATAGAATGTTTTGAATATAATAAAGAAAAAGAAAAAGATATAAAACGGCAAGAAAGAAAAAAACAATATTTCCCTAATAAGGAACAAAGAACATTTATTCCAAAAGAATGGCGGATTAGGGTAGCAAGAGATGCAAAATTTAAGTGTTGTTATTGTGGTAGATACCAAAATCAAAGAGACGAAATAGGCAAAAAAATAAGAATGGTTATAGATCATTTTATACCATTAGCGCATGGTGGGACATCTAATATAGCTAATTTAGTTTGTTCTTGTTTTGAATGCAATGCTTCAAAAGGTGCTAATATTTGGGAAAAAAACTGTCGCGCCGGGTATTATTCAGAATATAAAGGATCAGTATGGAATTAAACAATGCATTAACTAATGGAACAAAGATTTTTAATGATAGCCAGAGTTATGCTAGAAGTAGCTTAATGATACCTATGAACGAGGATTATACCATAGTAGTCAGTATCTTAAGCTACTCCATCTCTGGAATAGTATCAGGTACTAAAGTTTGGCAGGAAAATGGGGAAAAGAAGGTATATTATGCATTAGCAAAGTATCTTGGAAGAGCCGGAACTCCTTTATTAGAAGAGGTAAATCAATATGCTAATACAGTCTTTTATAGGGTAGGAGACTTTAATTCTCAAGGTAATAATGGATTTGAATTACATAACGAAGACGTTAACAAGACAAGCTGGGTATGCTTTATACCTTATCAAGGAGCTTAACTATGCTAAACTGCTTTACTAATGGCACTAAATACGATGCTTCTTATTATAAGCCGTTTAACGAAGACTATATAGTAATAGGTAAAATTAAAGCATTTGATGGCCATCAAATTGTCTTTTGTAAAGTTTGGGATACCACAGAAAAGTTATATTATGCGAAGCCTATTTTTAACGCTAATAATACTGAAATTGAGACACTAGAAGACTATTTTGACATAGGCGAATATTCAGTATTCTATAGAGTAGGAGACTTTAATTCAAAAGGTTCTATATCCTTTGAGAGACATATTGAAGATACTAATAACACTAGTTGGATAGTATTTACTGTAAAGAAAAAAGTAGAACCTTTAGACGGAGATTTAGACCTCTTAATAGACGAATTTGGTGGCTCTGATTCTTATGGTATTTCGTATAATCAAAGATCATCTAATGGTTGGACATATTATTATGCTAGATATGCCAATATAAATCCGGCTAGTAATTTTGAATCGGGAATAAATGCTTATGGTAGATATTGTTATGGTTCAAATTGTAGTTCTTTATATGTCCAGTATGATTCAGATATAAGGCAAAAATGGCAGATTAAAGAATGGAATAACACAGGTATAAATCCAATGGCATCATATAGTAATTTTACACCATCAACATATAGAATGAATCATTATGCTACTATTTATAAGAATAATATTAAACCTTATAATAATCTTACTGATGAATTTAGGGCATATTATTTTAATCGTATAGGACATATACAAGAAAATGATGGCTCTTTTAGCCGACAAGAAATTGCAGTTAATGGAATTTTAATACCATTACCATCTTGTTATGAGGCTAATAATTCATATCTTTATGATGGCAAAGATACTTATACAACTCCTAATAATCAGCTTACAGGAGTTCAAGAACCATATAATAATCTAGGTTATATACAAGTAAGAACTGAATTAGAGTTAGAAACTGGTGGTTATGTATCTTGGTTTACAGGTAGCGAACTCGTAATACAAGATAGTAATGTATCTGGTAATTGCGAAGGATGTATTTATGTTGATAGTAAAAATGCACTTGCACTAGCTGTAAATGAAACAGGGGAAAGGTCTTATCATACTATAACTAATGCTACTAGAAAGAAATATCCCGGTTCTTCTGATATTGAATATACTATAAATTTTACACCACCAATAACTACTTATAAGAACTATATAACTTTTATTTATAAAGAGAGAAAGTCTTTATTAGGCTCTGATGAGCACACTGCTTATGGTAAGATAAGATATGAGCATTATAAATTAAGCATCAATGACACTTATATAGTTGAAACATTAAGCAGTACTAAATATTGCTTATTAGGTTGTAACTTTAATAAAACAGCTATAAATAAGGTTCTTATAGGTAGCCAATTAGCAACAAAGAAAGAGCAAGTACCTAATTATCCTGGTGTTCTTGCAGGCGCTGTTTATGGTACATTTAATCCAGATGGTTCTTTTAATAACCCATCAAGTCTTCTATTAAAGATTAAAAATGAGGTAATACCGTATGTAGAATTTAGTTTAGAAGCTAAATATTGGTCAGTTGTTGATCAAATTACAGGTTTATGGCGTCAAGCAGTACCTGGTGATACTATAACAGGAATTACTTACGGCGATAAATGGATTACTTATAGATGTGGTATAGAAGATTATACTAATTACACTTATAATTTAGCCATCAAAGAGAATTATAAAAACAACATTTGGTGGCAAGGAATAACTAAAACTCTTCTTTAAGGAGCTTAAAATGAGCATTATTGATGCTAAAATATTACATAATATATGGTCATCAAAGAAGTTTCCAGTTGTTGATGGAACTTCTACAATATCCGAAGCATCTGTTTTGCCTTTAAAAGCCAATAAAAGTTACTTTATTAAGGCTTATATTGTTGGCAAGAATTATAATAGTAATGTAGTAGAAGGCGCTTATTCTTATGAATTAAGTCGTAGTTTTTATAGAAACAGTGCAGGAACTATAATTACTCAATCAAGTTCTGAAATTGTTCTAAATACTAGTGCTAATCCTTATTCTATTACATTTACACCTAGTATTGAAGTAAAAGATGCTTCTAGTATTAAAGTTTCTATAACATATTCAGCTTCTTCTGCACCTAAAAACCATTATTGGGAAGTTACACTTCTATGGAGGGAATTGTAATGAGCCATCAAATGGGTTTTAATATTGCAGGATTAAAATTTAATTATCAAGATGTTTCTAATATAGGAGTTGCTGGAACTGATATTAGTCTTAATAATGGAGATTATATAAGATGCTCAATAGATACCACGGGTTCTTATGGCTTAATAAACCTTCTTAATCCAACTAATATTAGAGTAGGCCAATTATGCATTATTCATTATAACCAATTGACAGAATTAAGCACCTATAAACCTTTGATTATCAACGCTAGAATAACTAGTGGATATAATACTTTCACTTATCAGACTAAAAGAATAGGTTTATTACCAGGAGAGAGTATCTTATTAGTACAAAAAACAAATAATGATACAATACCTTATTGGTCTTTAGTTGGTCTTGGAATAAATAATATAATTGCTTCATATTTTAATATTCCTATTGATGACTGTTGGTTTAATATAGGAACGGCAGGCACTACAGTAACTACTGTATATGAAGATATGACAACTATATCTCCTTATAATGTAAATAGTGAAACTACTGGTCAAAATACCGAAATTTGGTATCCTATTTATATGTCTAGTAATGTTGCTTATAAAGTGTACTTGATTGGACAATTGGGAACCGACAAAGGGCAAGTTGTCATCTATGAAGGCGAAAATGCAATAAATATAGCTTCTAATGTTGATTTTTATGATGCCGTTTCAACTTCATATTCTACTATAGAAGCAACTTCAACAGGCAATTATACTCCTTTATACTGTGGTAATCATATTATAAGAATTAAAGTTACTGATAAAAACGCGGCATCATCTGACTATAAAACTAAATTAGCACATATTAAAATATTACCACAAGTAAATATCTATACTTAAGGAGCTTATAATGACATATCAATGTGGTATAAACTCATCTAGTATAAAATTTAAACAGCAGATAGTGAATAATCTAACATCAACAGTAACAAATATTGATGTTGTAAATGGTAATTATATTTCTTGTAATCTTAATACATCATTTTATACAGGATATTTAAGGCTTCTCAATTCATCTAATAATAAGATCGGCTCTGTATGCCTAATTCATTATAATCAGTTGACTTCGTTATCTTTATATAAAGTATTATATATATATGCTAATGTAAAAAGTGGTTTTAACTCATATAATAGACAAGATAACCATATATGTTTATATCCAGGAGAAAGTGTTTTATTGATGCAAGAAACAACTATAAACTGGAGAGTTATTGAGTTTAATAATACTAATTTAAGGTTACAAAAAGTAGTAATACCATTTAATGAAACTTGGAATCATACAGGTATCGCAGGAACTACGGTAACTTCAATATATGAAGATATGGTAGGAATATCAAAGGTTAATTGTAATATAGAGACTACTGGAAACATTTTAGAAATAAGATATCCTTTCTTTTTCTCGTCTAATATAGCTTATAAGATATATATTACAGGACAATTAGGAACTAATAAAGGCAGAATTATAGCTAAAGTTAATTATACAACAGTAAATCAAAATACAGGTTGGGGAGATTTTTATCATGCTTCAAGTACTAATTGGGTAACTAAAGAGTTAAAAACTGAAGCTGTAGGTGGTTTATTGACATTAGACTATACAGGTGAAAGAATTATAATAATAGGTGTATCTGGAAAGAATGCCGCTTCATCCGCTTATAATACAAAATTAAGTCATTTAACAATATATCCACAGGTTAATCCTTATATTTAATAATATTTCATATAGAAAGGAATAATTATGCCAAATATCATATATAACAGTATAAATATCCCCGTTTTAATTGTTGATTATTATATACTTATTGGTTTAGATGAAGCCTTAACAGCATCCGGGATTTCTATGCCTAAAATATCAGATGATAATATTATTACAATTTCAGACAAAGAATACATCACATTTGACGGACTAATCCAAATATTTGCTCTATTGGGGACTTCAACAAGTGCGTCTTTATTATTCACTTGTTACAGCTGGCTAGCAAAAATATCTTTTCAATCTGATGAAGATAAAGCTGATTATTTATTAGAGTTTATACTTGGTAGAAGACAAGCTAAACTTCCAAGTATAAACTAGTAATATATTATATACCACCAAAGGTTTTAATTTGGTGGTACTTTTAAGGAAATTATATGAATTTGTATCAAGATTTTATTTTTCATTCTAAATATTCTAAAAATAATGAAACTTGGGAGAACTGCGTTGATAGGTATATTGAGTTTATGAAGTTTCTTCCTTATCATAAAGACATAATAAAACAGGCTATTGTTAATATGGATGTTATGCCGTCTATGAGAGCCTTAAAGATGTCCGGAGAGGCTATTAAAAGAGACAATAGTTGCATGTATAATTGTGCTTACAAAGAATTATCTTCCATCAAATCGTTTTGTGATATTATGTATCTTCTTTTTAGAGGCGTCGGTTGTGGTTCTTCAGTTGAATATAATGTTATAAATAAGCTCCCTAATCTACCTAATCTTATAGTTAAATTTAGCGGAAACCCAATAGTAATCGGCGATACTACGGAAAGCATCTGCGATAATATAGAGAAACTTTTAATCTTCTTATACCAAGGAATAGAACCAATATTTGATTATAGCCTATTGAGACCAAAAGGTAGTCCTCTTATGACTACGGGAGGCTTTGCAGTCGGCTTTGAGGCTATAAAGTCAACTTTTGACTTTATAATAAGCGTCTTTAAAGATTCCATAAATCATAAACAAAAGAAACTTAATTCTATTAACTGCTATGACATCATCACTAATATGGCTAGTATTATACAATGCGGAGGAGTTAGAAGAAGTGCTTTATTAGTCTTAATAGACCTTGCAGATCCTCTTTTTAACAACTTTAAAAGTCCAGATAAACCTCATAGATACTATGCTAATGTGTCCGAAGTTTATAATAATCCTTTTGATAGATACGATATTGAAAGAATGTGCAATAATGCTCTTAATCCTTCAGGAGAACCAGGATTCTTCAGTAGATACAATGCTAAAAAACGGTTTGATGGTTGTAGAGGCCTTAATCCTTGTGGAGAAATCCTATTAGAAGATGCCTCTTTTTGTAACCTTACAGAGGTTATCTGCCGTCCTAATGATACTTTAGAAACTCTTTTACATAAGGCTTTTGTAGCCTCTATCATAGCTACTTATCAATCTTCTTATACATTCTTTCCTTATGTTTCTCGTGGATGGAATAAAGAAAAAAGTATCTCATTAGGAGTATCTTTAACGGGTATATATGACTGCCCGATTATATATGAGTGTTCTAATGTAGTTAAATATATGAAGGCTATAATAAGAAACACTAATATTGATGTATCTCAAATATTAAGCATAAAATCAGCTGATAGATATACCTGTATTAAACCTTCAGGGACAGTAAGTCAACTAGTTAATTCGTCTTCTGGGATACATCCTAGATTTGCTAGATACTATAAAAGAGCAGTTATATGCGATGAATACGATACTAATGCTAATAATCTCATAAAGTTAGGCTTGAAAAGCGAGAAACAGCATAATGGTAATGGCAATGTTCTTTATTTTCCCATCAAATGTGATAATTTTAAACCTTTTGACTTTGAGCACTTCTTACAGCTTTATACTCATTTATTCTATAATTATACTGATAACAATATATCTTGTACCATTACAATAAACAAAGATAGCAATGATATTAACAAGATTAGCAAATTTTTAGCACTAAATAGAAACTCCTTAATAGGCATAACCTTCTTACTTAATGATACAACTTTTTACCCACAAATGCCTTATCAAGAAATCACAAAAAAAGAATACGATTTGATGGCCAAAGATTATAAGAAACTTTCAAAAACAGTGCTATCCTCTTCTAATATAAGGGTACAAGAATATTCATGCACCAGTGGAAAATGTGAAGCATAAGAGGCCGACATACCCAGCGGCCACAGGCCGCATAAGCGGAGGCCTCCGTAGGAGGCCGACATACCCAGCGGCCACAGGCCGCATAAGCGGAGGCCTCCGTAGGAGGCCGACATACCCAGCGGCCACAGGCCGCATAAGCGGAGACGGCATAGTAGAGATAAATCGAGCCAAAAGGGGCTCGGGGAAAATGGCTCGATTTATCTCTACTATGCCGGCGACAAGGCAAGAAATCGTGCCAATTTATTGGCACGATTTTTGCAATATCCTAACGCAAAAATTGTATCAATTTTATTGGTACAATTTTTGCAAAACACGGCCGCAATAAGGCCGCACCTTTTATCCCGCGCCGCAGGCATGGTCGGAGCAAAAACCATTCCAAGAAAATAAAGATAATAAAAAAACCGCACTTTATAAAGTGCGGTTTCAATCTAATCTAATACCTCCATAAGAATATTTATAATTTCTAATTCTTTTTCATTTGAAACAAAAGAATAATTTTTAAAATATAAACAAGCATTATAAAAACGATTATAAAATAAATCTTTATAATATTCATTGATATAAAGTTTCTTTTTATATTCTTCTTCTTCTTCTTCTTCACTAATATATATAATATTCTCTTCGTATAAAACAGTTTCGTCATCATCATAACAATCAGCAAATAAACTACACTCCTTACGCTCTCGTATTGTTTCAAAAAAATCGTTTAAATTATTTACATGATATTCAAAAAGGTTTAAAAAACAATAAGCCATAGTATGTAAGTTTTTATAGTCAATTGGACTTAAAAGTCCAAAAATACGGTAGCATAGACAATGCGTTAATAATCCAATATTTTCATTATCTATATTTGTTTTTTTAATTAAGTATATTTGTATATCTAAAGGTATATTAAGGCCCTTTAAAACACACGCTACATTATATTTATATATAGCGCCATCCCCTATAATAATATTCATATAAAGTCTCCAAAAATCTTTTAAACTAATAAAGTATATAGTATATATAGCAATAAGCGTGCCAATATAATATCCTTGATTTATAAGACTTCTAGGGTATGTACTGACAAATATTGATGATACAAGTGCCAAATATTGTCAGTCTCCTTTGTAAGACTACTGCTATGAGGGTTACAAGGCGACGAATATTGTCATAGTGTTGACAAATATTGTCAATGATTATTCAAATATTTGTCAACACTAAACTTCTCCACTGACACAAGTATAGTTTCGTTGTTGCCTCGCAAATTGGATGCCAAAAAAAATTTTCAGTAACCTTCTTTTTCCCCGTTCTTACCTGAAAATTTTTTTTGGCATCCAATTTGCCGCTCATAGAACCTAAAGTTTTGAAATTTAAAAGAAGTTTAGAATTGACAAATATTTTAATAATCATATGAAGCTAATAGAGCTAATAGAACTTGGGAGGGGGTTTACAGCATCAAGTGGAGCTAATAGAGCTTGGGAGGGGGTTTACAGCATCAAGTGGAGCTAATAGAGCTTGGGAGGGGGCTACAGCATCAAGTGGAGCTAATAGAGCTTGGGAGGGGGCTTACAAGCATCAAGTGGGGCTAATAGAGCTTGTAAGCTATTTTTCCTTTTATCTGTTATTCCACTTCTTTATATCCTGTTATTCCTTTAGAATTTTGGTAGCGTCCAGTATAAATTGACTTTGGTTTTTTATACAACTTTTCAAACTGAATTTGGATAAAACCTTGACCAGGTTTCAAAAGGATAGCTTTAGTACTAAAATTATAAAATAAAGAACTAATGTTGCCATTATAACCAGGTTCTATTGCACCAAAGAAACCAGCCATTCCTTGCCTTATCAAACTACTCTTACAGAATATCATTCCAGTTATATTATTAGGAAATGTAAAAGTCTCTATTGTTGCTAATACATAAGGTATCCCAGGATAAATTAGAATATATGATGTTCCATTCTTATCAATCTGCACCTCTCCTTCTATTCCATCAAATAGGTATTTATCATTTAATCTAGCTGTATAACCACAAGGTTCAATACCATAAGAATATAGACAATCCTCAACTTTATGATCAATAACATTCTGTACAATGCCTAATTCTAAAATTTGAGTATCAACTAATTTCATATTTTTCTCCTAGGTTTTATTTTTTATCAGACCAATTCTTCATTAAATCCAATTCCATATCTAAAAATGGAGTATGTTTTTTATGATGTAATAAAAATAGTTTTAGATATTTTTTTGCATTATCGTATTGTCCCAAATATTCAGTTGGGACAATGATTTCATCATGTATATTTAGCATGGGTATATTACATTTTGAAAATAAATATACCATTAAATATTTACAAACCTCTGATCCCGATGATTGAATAGGAAAATTTTTTATTTGTCTGCTTAATATATTTTGTAAATTAACAAGACTTCCACATAATATGCTTTTGCTTAAACTATCTATTTTTTGCGTTTTATTTTTGTTTCTTGTATATTCTTTTGATAGTAAATCAGTAGGTAGAATATTCACAAGATTATTTATGAATAAATCCATTTTTGAAAAAATAGATTTACAAATTGTTTTTTCAAATTTTATATATCTTTTATACCCAAAAATATTTTGAATTCCTTCCTTCATATAATTTATAGCTTCTATTGACCAATTAGGAACTTCATTTTCAGGACATAAAGTTAAAAAAGATTTATTAACTTTTTTGTGAAATTCTTTAATCTCTGGGTATGTACTATAGAATTTTTCAGCTTCTTTTATTCCCAATCTTGTTGTACCGCCATATAACATTGTAAAATTAGCTTGTTTGCCTTTATTTCGTAATTCTTTAAATTTATAATAATATTTATTTTTCTTATCTTCTTTTATTACCTTAACGGATTTTATAATGATTTGCATGTTTTGTTCAGTTCCAAATATTTCCTCCCATTCTTCAGTAAAAACATTCATGGCTGTGAATGTGTGCAAATCAAGAGCTGTACCTTTTTCAAAATTTTCTAATTGTTCTTTGAATACTCCAATTGCACCATTAGCCAAGGTTATTTCTAAACTCGCAAAATCCCCACCAAAACTTGTTTGAATTAACTCTCTTATTTCCCCATCTCTTGGTATACCTTGAAAATTTAAGCCTCCTTGTCCAGACATTCTATTTGTTACTGCTCCGTCAATTCTTAAATCTGGATAAATACGCTTTCCGTCGTACTTTGTGATTAAGCTATCAAGTTGCTTAATTCTTTGTGCTAATTGTCCTCGTTCAATAAACATTTTTGCATATATTAGGCCTTGTTCATTTAATATATCAGCATCTATATATTCTTGAATACTATTTTTATTTATGCTTACAATAGCATTCGAATATAAGGAGTTATTTTTTGTATGTGTTTTTAATAAATTTAATCTTTGTTGAAAGCTGTTAATATTTACTAATGGTATAGTCTTTTTAATCTCTAGCATTCTATTGTTAAGTTTAGTTAATAAAGAATTGGCTTTCTCCATATCAATTTTAAATCCTATATATTTAGTATAAGCAATAATATTGCTACAACAATCATTTATATTCATTTTTAAAATATACCCTGTTTCAATTTCAATCCATAATTTTAATTCCCATAATAATCTTATATCATCTAAAGAATATTTATAAGTATGGCTATTTTTATCTATCAAAGCCGAGATAAGTTTATTTTTAATCAGATTATATTTTTCTACCTCTTCATTAGCTACAAAAAAAGTTGTTTTATTTTCGTTTAATTCTTTTAAATACAAAGCATCAGTTCCATTATAAATTTTATTTTTTCTAAATAATAGTGAACATATGGTTTTTAATTTTCTATTTAGTTTTGATCTATAACTTAAATCTGTAAAATCTTTGGTTTTCTCTGATTTTTTTAAATTACCTTTATTTATATTGGAGTATGTTGTCTCTTTCTTTTTTAATTCCACTTTAGATGGGAAAATATCTTTTAATATTTCACGCAAACAAGTATCAAAATAAGGGCTAATTTCTTTTGGAATTGCTTTAAAATATAATAAGGTTTTTCCAGATGATAAAATACTATTTAATAAATCACTATCTAATAAATGAAAAGATAAGTCTAAAAAAGTGGCTTTAAATGGTGAATTTGGCTTAAATAATGTATAAAGTTTCCAAAGGTCAAAGGCAATATTAAAACCAATAAAACAATAATCCGGATTATTTAAATCTTGTTTGAATTGTTCATATTCCTTATTTATATTGTCTTTAATTAAACTTGGAATAAAAATGTATTCAAGTTTCATATAAGCATAAGAAACTTGAATAGATACTATATCACCTTTTAAACCCACGCTCTCAATATCTAACATAACAACACATTTTCTATTTTGTAAATTCATATAAACCCGCAAATGCGGCCTCCGATTTATAAAAATGATGTATTAGACTAAAAAAATAACAAAGTTCCTTAAATCGCGTTTAAAAACCCTTTGGCGGCCTTATTGTCTTGTATATCTGTATTTAAAGTCTTTAATATTTTTATATGTTCACCTAATCTATTTAAAACTTTGGTGTCTAAAGTATCTTGGCATAACAAATAATATACTTTAACATACGGACTTGGTTGACCTTGTCTACATACCCGGCCTATACCTTGAACCAATTTTACAGGATGCCAAGAAAAACTTAAAAATATACAAGTATCAACATTATATTGTAAATTCATACCCTCGGTCATTTGAGAGGAGCATATTAAAACTCTAGCTTTTTTTGATATAAATTTATCTATTGTTTTCTTTTTTCCAGTATTAAAGCAATATGTAATATTATTTTTCTTTAAAAACTCACTAAATAGCTCCTGTTCATATACATAAAATGAAAATACTAATAATTGCTTATTTGGATTATCCTGTAACCAATTTAATATCCATGTCATTTTCATAGTTTGATTTTTTTCTAATGCAATAGTTTCGCCTTTTGCATTTGTTACAAAACCTGCTGTTGCTTCTACTAACTGATAAAAATTAGAACCTGGAGGACATCCATATAATCCGGCCTTAACAGTTCCATAATAAGAAGGTTTATTAAAATAAATAGTTTCTTCTTGTAAATTTGGGAGTTTAATATCTTGTATAATAGGACTGATTAAATAAGGAGAAATCAATTGAAAAATAGTATCAAAATTCCAAGTCTCGCATGTAACCTTGGTTACTAAACAATCTTTTAAATACCTATTACCCATATGATCTGTAGCATTAACACGAACGGAAAATTTAACAATATCAACATTTAACCCATATAGAAACATCCAGGTATCTTGTATATTTGGCACTATATCCCCCAAAAGGTTTAGCCAAGACAAATCTGCTATATCACGGCCGGATGTTATAGTACCCGTGCAACATATAACAATATCTGCCATATCACATAATTTCCTTAATTTCATAAAATCTTTAGTATTGCCTGACTTAAATTTTAGACATTCATCAACAATCACTATATCATATTTTTCTTGTATGTTTGATTTTTTTACTCCCAAATTAGCATAATTTATTAAAGTTGTTGGACTTGATAATTTCCATTGTTTAGCTTCATATTCTACAGTTGTGATTAAATGTTTTTCTGTCAGCATTAAACAAGTTTTATTTTCTAACCTGGCATATTCGGACAATATTAAAGCGATTAAGGTTTTTCCAGCACCAACAGGAACATTAAGACCCTTTTTATATTTTAAGTTTTTAGATAAATTGGAATATATATCCATCAAAGTGTTTTTTTGCCATTCTTTTAATGAATACTGGTTACATAATCTTTTTATAACCTCCGGATTATAACTATTATCAATTTCTTCTTGTAAGCGATATTCATAACCATTGAAATAACGATATAAATACTCATAATTTGGCAATAAAACATAATAAATATTGTTTCTTTTTGCGTGTATAAAACCTTTTCCATGCTGATGCACAATATCCTTGAATTTTAATTTATCATCATTATCTACTTTAGAATTACTATAAATAATATATTCTCCTGCCATTAAATGGTTTTGTGTGCCATAAAGCTGATACTCAAAATCCTTTGCAACTAAAATTGGTTTCATAAATTAAGCCTTTCAAAATTTAATATAATGATCCAAAATTTTTAATACTTCAATATAGATATTAAAAGCCTCGCTACCTAATAAATTCAAGCTATTATAATCAATAAGGCCTGTTTTAATATCCCGTAATATATCTTGTTGTTTCCATTTTAAGCCTATTTGTTTAATACTCTTAATGTTAGCTATAATTTCGGCAATTTTGGCACTATGTGAAAAAATAAATCTAATTGCCAATTGATCCCGATATTCTTGTTCCAAAACGGATATACAAGGCTCATTTTTATGACTAAATATAAATGCCTCTTGATTAAAAGTGGCTTGTTGACTCATAATAGTAGCTTTAGGTTCAATAGCTTCTTTAATCTCATTTTTCTTTATATATAAATTATAATATTCCTTACCAAAACAAAGGTCATTATATCGTTTCCTTAAAATTTGTATTTCTCCAATGACCTCTGAATATATAGCAAATCCATTAGCTTTTATAGAAGGATAAGGAGTAGTATAATTGGCAGTTCTTTTTGATTTTGTAGTAAAAAGTTTATTAAATTCAGCTTTTATTTTCTTTAAATCTTTAATTCTACGATCTATCTTTATACTTGCTTCAATACTAGAATATAAAGCAATCCTATATTCTTCAATGCGAGGATGCTTTTTTGCTAAAAATTCCAATTTTTCTATAGAAGCGGAGTGTCTAAAAATTTCAATAGCTTCTTGGTTTATATCACAGTCTTTTTGTTCTAAATTTTCAATATCTGTAAAGACTTCATTAGTTACCTCGTGATTATAGCTAATATAATTATGACTAGTATTTTCTTCTTTATCAATCAAGACATTTAATGGACTTTCATTATCACACTTTATCAATGTAAACATAGTATAAATCCTTAAAACTG